GCACCGGAGAGGGCGCGCGCCAGGGCGTTGGACAGGCCGATCGCCTGGTCGAGCCGCGCCAAAAACTGGTCGGCGGCGGCGGTGAGCTGGCCGAAGGCGCGGCCGACGGAGAGCGGCGCGCGCTCGAACTCGCCATTCAGCCGCTCGACGGCGCGCAGCAGCGCGGGGAAGACCGTATCGGCGGTGAGCTTGCCCTCGGAGCCGAGCTTGCGCAGTTCGCCGATGGAGACGCCGAGTTCGCGGGCCAGCGCCTGCGCCAGGGTCGGCAAGCCTTCCAGGATACTGCGCAGCTCATCGCCCTGCAGCGTGCCGGAGGCCAGCGCCTGCGCGAGCTGCTGGGTGCTGGAGGCAATCTCCTGCTGGCTGGCGCCTGACGCGATGGCGATACGCTGCAGGCCGCCCACCAGTGTGGCGACCTTGTCTGAGGTGGCGCCGATCTCCCGGGCGGCGATCGAGAAGCGGGCGAAGGCGTCCACGCTTTCGCGCACGGCAACGCCGGTCTGCAGGCTGTCTCGATAGAGGCGGTCGTAGATCTCGCCAGCGCGCTCGACGGAGCCCAGAGCGGTGTTGAGCCGGCCCATGGATTGGGTGAGTGCGTCGCCGGCGACGACCACGGCGCGCAGCCCGGCGGCGAGGCCGGCGATCTGCACGCCGCGCACGGCGACATCGAGCAAGTCGAGCGCGCGGGAGGCGCGATCGGCGCCGCCCTGGATGCGCTCAAGGCTGCGCTGGCCGGTCTCGCCAACCTCGCGCAGCTCCTGCTTGACCCGGGCGGCATCGTCCAGCGAGAGGCGGACCGAGACGCGGCGCGTGCTATCCGCCATGCATTGCCCCTCCTTGATCATCCATGGCGTTGTTGCGATGCCTCTCGGCGCCGGATCGCATGCCGTAGCGGTCGATAGTCGGGTTGATGCCAGTGGCGATGGCGAAATGGCCGCCTTGGTATGCGGATCGAGGTGTTCCAGGCGGTCGCTGTCTCGGCGCGGATGTCGAGCCCGTAGCGGTTGTTCAGAATTCGCAGCAGGTGGAAGGGGGGGGGCGGTGAGACTACAACGAGGTTCGCCCGCATAGCGGGATCGGCAACAAGCCGCCGGCGAGCCTGGTTAAATCGGTCAGTGGCACACGGCCCAGGCTGCCCGAATAGCGCTGGAAGACGCCCGGCAGGGCGGTCCAAGGACGGCTAGCAGGTCAACAATCCCGAGGACTTTCGTAGCCCCCGGACCAGGCTTTGGGGCAGGACCAAAAACGCCGCCGGCCTAAATGACCGGCGGACCGATTTTAGGGGGCAGGTCAGAAGCGTGATCCTTCTTCGCGGATCATGCTTCAGGGCCTGGGCCAGGATCCCAGCGTCACAATTTCACCTTTTTCAATTACAGCCCCTGGTATCGTGGGAGTCTTTACTTGAAGCGAGGTGCGTTGCCGCGGCAGCATCCGGCGATGCCCGCCCTCGCCCGCCTCCTCGCCCCCCTCCTTTTCCTCGCCTGGCCCGCCGCCGCGCAGACACCACCCGCAGGCCAATGGCAGGAGATCGGTATTGACCGCTTCGGCGCGGACTACCGCGCGCTCGACGTGTCAATCCCCGCGCAATGTCGCGCCGAATGCCAGCGCGACTCCGTCTGCCAGGCCTATACGGTGGAGCGCGAGTCCAGACCCGGCCGCCTGGCCCGGCGATGCTGGCTGAAGAACGCCATCCCCGGCGCGCGGCGCGACATGCGCTTCGAGAGCGGCATCAAGGGCGCGGACCCGGGGCTGACCATTGCCGTCATCAACATGAACAACATCGCCGAGACCTTCGGCCTGCTCTGGCGCGAGCGCTACTTTCGCGTGGCGGCGGAGCTGCGGCGCGTGGGCGTTGCGCCCGACGTGATCGCGCTGACCGAGACCGTCGCCGCCTCCTCGGTCTGGACTGGCGAGGCGACGACGCGCGACTGGGAGGCGGCGGAAGCCCTGCACGACGGGCTGCGCAACCAGTTGCGCGTGCAATACCGCTTCGCCTCCAATACAGGGCTGCGCGTCGACATCTCCTGGATTCGCCAGCTCGGCTGGATGCGCGGCTGGCAGTTCCAGACGCAGATGCTGCTCTACAACCCCGACCGCCTGCTGAACGTGACGCCCGCCGACGTCGCGACCTCGGGCCTCGCCCAGCACGACGCGCCGCTCGCCGTGGCGCATCTGCGCGCGAGCTACCCGATCTGCGACGACCCGGCGCGGCGCGCGCGGCTCGCCCCCTTCATCGACGGGCCGCTGCGCTCCGCCTGCGGGGCGATGCAGCCCGCCGGCCCGGCCTGGAACATGCTGGCGCCGGGGCCAAACCAGCCGGTGCGGCGTGTGGGCGCCTTCACGCGCCTCGCCTTCCCGCACGAGCCGGACCGCTTCCTCGAGATCTACAACATCCACCCGCGCAATGACCTGATGCAGAGCCCCGCGATCGCCGCGCAGATCATGGGCGACCTGCGACGCTTCATGGACGACCCGAAGGGCGTGCCCGATTTCCAGACGCGCCGCTTCTTCCCGCCCCTGGTGGTGGGCGACTTCCAGATGGAGCCGGGCCACGGGTCTTGGCCGGCGCTGGAGGCGGCGGTGCCGCACCAGGAGCTGCCCATCCCGCGCGGGGGCGCACTGGTGCGCGCGATCCTGGGCAATCGGGGCGTGTTCCCCTCGGCCTATTCCGCGCGGCTGGTGCCCGGCTCTGTGATCGTGCTGCCCGATGACGCCGACGGGAATTGCGACTTCGGCGGCGGCGCGCCGCGCGGGCAGATCTTCACCAACCACTGCAGCATCGTCTTCCGCCTGGAGTGGGACGAGGCACAGCTGCAGGCGGCGGACCAGGCGGCGCTGGCGGGACTTTTCCGTCCGATCCGGCCGCGCTGGCCGATCAGGTGAGCGGCTGATTGACCGCGCTGGCCGCCCAGCCGAGCTTGTGCTTCCATACCTCCTTCACCTGGGCGGAATTCCCCTTCCCCGCCTTTGCCTTCATCGTCTGGCCAACTAAGAAGCCGAAGAGCTTGTCCTTGCCCGAGCAGTATTCGGCCACCTTGTCCGCCTTCGCAGCAAGCACCGCCTTCACCAGGGTCGGCGGGCCTTCTAGGATCGAGCGCAGCTCGTCGCCCTGCAGCGTTCCGGAGGCCAGCGCCTGGGCGAGCTGCTGCGTGCTGGAGGCGATCTCCTGCTGCGAGGCACCCGAGGCGATGGCGATGCGCTGCAGCCCGCCGACCAGGGTGGCGACCTGATCGGAGGTGGCGCCGATCTCCCTCGCGGCGATCGAGAAGCGGGCGAAGGCGTCCACGCTCTCGCGCACGGCGACGCCCGTCTGCAGGCTGTCGCGGTACAGCCGGTCATAGATATCTCGCCGGCACGCTCGACCGAGCCGAGGGCCGTGTTCAGCCGCCCCATGGACTGGGTGAGCGCGTCGCCAGCCACCACCACCGTGCGCAGCCCGGCGGCGAGGCCGGCGATCTGCACGCCGCGGACGGCGACGTCGAGCAGGTCCAGCGCGAGGGAAGCGCGGTCGGCGCCGCCCTGGATCCGCTCCAGGCTCCGCTGGCCGGCCTCGCCGACCTCGCGCAGCTCCTGCTTGACCCTGGCAGCGTCGTCCAGCGAGAGGCGGACCGAGACGCGGCGCGTGCTATCCGCCATGCGTCACGCCTCCTGCGATGGTGTGGTCAGGGCGGCGCGCTGTGCTGCCGACAGCCAGCCCCATGCGAATGGCCAGCAGCAGTTCCGCCGCGACCCAGCCGGCCGCGCCGGTCGCACCGGAGGCGCCCATCTCGCGGGCGGTGGCGAGTGCGGCCGGCATGTCGAGGTCGAGGCCGGCCATGGTCACCGCGGCGCAGGTGCTGCCGGCGGCCCAACATGCTGCGCCCTCGACGCTGGCGGGCGCGTGGGCGGTATAGGGGCAGGCGAGGCCGCAGTCGCGATCGAGGGCCGCGCAGCCGCGGCAGTAGTCAGGGCCCTGGCCGAAGTGCCATTCGGCCCGAGCCCTCAGCCGTTTCCCTCCAGCGCCACGGCGGCCACGGGACCGGTGGCGCGATCCCAGAAGGCGGCGGCGATGTCGTCGAGGTCCATCAGGCGCTCGACCGCCTCGGGGGAGAGCGGCAGCGGCTTGCCGGCGGCGTCGCCGACGCCCTCCCAGGCAGTGACGGCGTGACGGGCGAGCGCCTTGACCAGGAAGGCGAAGGCGAGGCCGCGCGCCATGTCTGGATCGAGATCGGCCTCAGAAGCTCGCATCGCGCCGAGGCGACGCGCGGAGCCGGCCTGGGCGGCGGCCATCACCGCGGTGGTGACAGGCCGGATTTCCACGCGGACGCCGCGGGGCAGGTCGAGCCAGTACGGCTCGACCGGGAGGTCGAGGGTGAGCATGGGATTCTCCATCAAGCGGACATTCGATGACCTTGGGGGGCTAGGCTTGTTCGGTCAGATCGCCCCGCCGTGCGCGGACTGTCTGTTCATGCTGCTTTTGAGGTCGACAGTGCCGATCAGGCCGCTAGCATCTCTCGATGCTCCGTGCTCGCCACCTCGACTTGCCCAATGCCCATCCCGGCCACACCGCGCATTTCACGGATTACCGCGCGGCGGAGGTTGGCAGCGTCACGATTTCGCTCGACGGGCCGGTCGAGGCTGGCAGCTTCGCCAGCTACACGCTGGTGTTCACCGCCGGCCGGTTCGGTGTGGACGACACGGGCAGCCTGCGCATCTGTACCCGTCAGGTCAGCGACAACGGCCGGCCGCAATTCGCCGATCCGCAGGCCGCGAACTACGTCACGGCGGAAGCCTCGAACGGCGCAAAGCTGGTGCTGGAATACAATCCGAAGCTCGCCATGCGGCCGTGGTCACGGACCATCACAGTCACAGTCGCACGCGGCTTCCTCTCGCCTGGCGACACCATCACCATCCGGCTTGGCGACCGGCGCGGCGGCTCACCGGGGATGCGCATGCAGACCTATTGCGAGGCGCGCTTCCACTACCTGGTGCTGGCCGACGTCTTCGCGACCTGCAACTGGGCGCTGCTGCCGGTGCAGCCGGGCTTTCCGATCGTGCCGGGCCCGGCGGTGCGTCGCCTGGCGATCCTGCCGACACGCCGCGCACCGGGCGAGCCCTTCGCGCTGCTGCTGCGCGCCGATGACCGCTGGGGCAACCCGGCCGTGCTGCCTCTGGGCGCCCACCGCCTGACCGCGAGCGCCCCGGTGACTGGCCTGCCGGAGAGCTTCACCTGGCCCGAGGGCGCCCGCGCCCATCGCATCGAGGGACTGACGGCGGAGGCGGCCGAGGCCTTGACGATCCGGTGGGACGACACGCCCTCCAACCCCATGCGCGTCGCGCCGGGCTCGCTGCGGCCCTATTGGGCGGACCTGCACGGTCAGTCCGGCGAGACCGTCGGTACCGGCACCATCGACGCGCTGGCGGCCTACGCTCGCGACCTCGCCGGCGTGGACGCGATCTGCCACCAGGGCAATGATTTCCAGATCACCGGGGCGGGCTGGGCCGACTTCAATCGTGCCTTCGAGGCCTTCGACCAGCCCGGCCGCTTTGTCTTCCTGCCGGGCTATGAATGGTCGGGCAACACAGCACTCGGCGGCGACCGCAACGTGATCTTCCCTGAAGCCGGCCGCACCATCCGCCGGTCCTGCCATGCGCTGGTCGAGGCGCTGGAGGATGAGCACACGGATGCCCTCGATGCCCGGGCCCTGCATGCCGCGCTGCGCGCCGAAGGCAGGCCGGTTTTCTGCATCCCGCATGTCGGCGGCCGCTACGCGAACCTGCACTACGCTCATGACCGCGCGCTGGAACGCGCGGTGGAAGTGCATTCGGATTGGGGCACCTTCGACTGGCTGCTGAACGACGCCTTCGCCATCGGCGCGAGGGTGGGCATCGCGGCAGGATCGGACGGGCACAAAGGGCGACAGGGCGCGTCGCATCCCGGCGCCTCGCAATTCGGCTCCTATGGCGGGCTGACCTGCCTGCTCGCGCCGGATCTCTCGCGTGCGGGCGTGTTCGAGGCGCTGCGCCGGCGCCATCACTACGCCACCACCAATGCCGCGCGCATCCACGCCGATGTCGCGGTGAAGCTCGCCGGCCTGGCGGCGCTGCACATCGATGACCCGGCGTTGGGCGGCGCACCGGATGGTCGGACGGCTGAGGCGATGATGGGTGACATCCTCGCGGGCGTGGCTGACGACACCGCGCTGTTCGAGGCGGAGATCATGGCCGCTTCTCCGATCGAGCGCATCGAACTGCGCAACGGCCGTGAACTGCTGGAGGTCATCCGCCCCGGCGGCCCGCCCGGCAATCGCCTCTGCGTCGCCTGGGAAGGCAGCGAATACCGTGGCCGCGGGCGAGAGACCTCCTGGGTCGGTGAGATCGGCCTCGGCGGCGGCACGACATGGGGCGCGGTGCGGGCGATCAACCGCTTCAACCTGGATCACCGCTTCGAAGCGGATGCGACGACGCTGCGTTTCCAGGGCGTCACCACCGGTGGCTTTCAGGCCATGGAGGCGCCGCTCTCCGACCTCGACGGCGTGCTGCGGATCGAGACAGGTCTGGTGAAGGCCGAGCTGCCGCTGCGCGAGCTGCTCGCGGGCGAGCGGCGCTGGGAGGCCGGCGGCCTCGGCCGCGCGATGCGTGCCTTCCTCCTGCCGGCTTCGGCGCCCTCCGCGATGCGGATCAGCCGGCGCGTCGCGCTGCGATCGGGCGACAATGCCCTCTATCTCCGTGCCACCTTCGAGGATGGGAGCGTCTTGTGGACCAGCCCGGTTTACCTGTTGCGCTGACGCGCCGGGCGGCGCTCGCCGCCGCCCTGACTCTGCCTGCCGTTGGCGCCCGAGCCCAGACGGGCTGGCCAACGCGGCCGATCGCGATGATCGCGCCGCTCGCGGCCGGCTCCTCGGTGGACATCGTGGCGCGGCTGATGGCGGAGCAATGGTCGCAGCGGCTGGCGCAGCCTGTGGTGGTGGAGAACCGCCCGGCCGCGAACGGCAACCTGGCCCTCGGCCAGGTCGCCCGCGCGGCACCGGATGGTTACACCATCACCATCACCGGGCAGACCAGCGTCGCCTTCAACCCGGTGCTCTACCCCTCTATCCCCTACGACCCGCTGCAGGATTTCACCTATATCGGCTGCGTGGCCGGCATCTCCAACGCGCTGGTGGTGCGCAGCGCCTCGCCGATCCGCTCGCTGGCGGAGCTGCTGGCGGCGGCGCGGGCGCAGCCGGGCAAGCTGACCTATTCCTCGGGCGGCGTTGGCACCACGCACCACATCTCCTCGGCCATGCTCGCGCAGCAGGCGCGGCTGGATGTGGTGCACGTCCCCTATCGCGGCGCGCCGCAGGGCATCCTGGCGGCGCAGACCGGCGAGGTGGACTTCGCCTATTTCAACATCTCCACCCTGCTGCCGGGCATCCGCTCCGGCGCCTTCCGGCCGCTCGCCGTGACCTCCGCGCAGCGCTCGCCCTTCCTGCCGGATGTGCCGACGATGAAGGAACTCGGCTTCCCCGACTATGAGATGACCACATGGGTTGCGATCGCCACCACCGCCGGGGTTCCGGCGCCGATCCTGGCGCGGATGGTGGAGGTGACGCAGGCGGCCCTGGCCGATGAGGCGGTGCAGCGGCGTTTGGTGGAACTCGGCTTCGAGCTGCTGCCACCGATCCCACAACCGGAGATGCTGGCCTTCGTGCGTGCCGAAAAGCAGCGCTGGGAGCCGATCATCCGCGCCACCGGCGCGCGTCGCGATTGAGGTGGCGACGTGGCTTTGCGCTGTGCAGCCAGTCGAGCGTCGCGGCCCGCCACGCCTGGTCGCTCTGCACGACAATGATGCTCATGCATACTCCGTCCCGGCCTGCTGGTTGCGTAGCACCGCCGTCATCATCCGCGTCGCCGTGGCGTTGAACGCGGCCCGAAAGTCGAAGCTCGCCTCCACCCCGGCTGGCCCTTCGATCGGCGTCTTCGCCAGCGCGAGATAGACCTCGTGCAGCGTGATGGTCAGGCTGCGATTGGCGTCGATGGTGAAGGCCAGGGCGAACTCCGCCGAGGTGCCGGCCTGCGCCTGGGCCAGCAGCGTGGTGTTCTCGAACCGCACCGTGATCTGGCCGGTCGCGCGCGCAATGCCAGGATCCACGCCCTCGACGCGGCGATCGGCGCGGATGGTGCGCACCGCCTCCATGCCGTTGGCATAGGTGAGCCGCGCGCCGGTGACCTGCGCCAGGACCGAGCCGCTGCGGGTGATGGACCCCTGCGCCTTGTTGAAGGCGGTGTAGGCCGCGCTGGTCGGGGTGCCGCCCGACGTGGCGCCGGTGCGCGCCGAGCCCTGGCCCAGCAGCCCGAAACTCGCCGTCGCCGCGCCGGTGGGGGAAAAATCCATCTCCAGCGTGTCGGCGCGCACGCCGGTGCAGACCTCGAAGGACGGCACGTCCGGATAGCCGATCTCCATGGCGTTGCTCGGCAGCGCGGCGACACCCGAGCCGAAGCTGTGGGTGAAGTTCGGGCTGGTGCCGGTGGTGGTGGGCGCGCCGAGCAGCAGCCGCAGCCAGTGGCCGATGTTGATCAGATCGACCGGCACCACGGCCTGGCCGGCGACCGTCACCGTGTCGAGGAAGGGCGCGGCCGGATCGCGGCTGCTGCCGACGCCGATGACGTCGGCATCCAGCAGCGGCTGCTCGGCGCCGAGATCGCACGACAGGAATGGCATGCGCCGCCAATTGCCACCTGGCGCGGTGCCATAGGTGGTCTCGGGCAGCATGAGCAGGCGGCAATTCGCGCCGATGGCACGGGGCATGGGCGTTCTCCGGGAAAGGGATCAGGCCAGCGGCGAGCCGGCGGTGGTGAACCAGAGGGTGACGGGGATGGCGGCAGCGCGGGCGGCGGCGGCGCCTTCGAACTCGACATCCTCGAAGGACGCGCTGCTGGGCTGCAACCACTCAACGGCGCCACTGAGCGTGCGGTTGGCGGCAATGGCCGCGGCGACATCGACCAGCAGCGCATCGAGCAGCGTGCTGCGCGCGGAAGGCGTGGCGCCGGCGACGGTGATCTCGACCTCGGCGCGATGCTCGATCTGCCAGGCGAGCGGGGAGAGGATGGGCGTCTCCTCCACCGTCTCACCGTCGCGGACGACCACCAGCCCGCCTGGGGGAATGCGCTGCGGGATGGTCTCGTTGCGCAACACCAGCGGTGCTGGGTTCCTCGCGGCCAGCGACGTGGCGAGGCGGCTGTGCAGCGCGGCGATGGCGTTTTCGCGTGTGCTCACGCGGATCGTCCGCTCTCGCGTTCCCAGGCCGCCACGAACCTTGCCGGGAGCCTACGCAACCCGCGCTCGGCGGCGCCGCGCACGTCGAGCCGCTTGGCGAGCTTCACCTGCGGCAGGAGGAGAAACATCGGCACCATCCCCTGCGCCAGCAGCCCACGCGCCCAGGCCTCACGACCCTTGCGATTGGCGGTGCCGACCTCGGTCACACCGCCCGCCACCAGCCGGGTGCGCCGCCGCCGCCCGGTCTGCTCGCCCTGCCGCAGCGGCAGGCACCAGACGAACCCCCGGCCCGACTTGAAAGGCCGCAGGAAGGCCTGGCCGGAGGCGACCATCTGCGCCGGCGTGACGCGCATGCCTTTCTCGCCGCGTCCCCGGCGGCCACGCGCCGCGTTGAAGCCGGTCGGGATGGCGAGGAACTTTCCGGCACCCTTGGCGCGGATCAGCGCGCCGCGCTCGAAGGCGTCGATGACATTCGGCACCCTGGTGAAGACCAACCCCGCCGGCCGCAGCGACTGCCCCGTCCGCGGGAAGATCATCGACCGCCAGGCATTGGCGATGCCACGCGCGTTGCCCGAGAAGGCGGTGGTGACCTGGCGGCGCAGCTCGGCCTTCACCTGCTCGGTCTCGGCGCGGATCGCGGTCATGGCCGCGCGCTCGCCGGCCCGCACCTCGTTAGCCAGCACCTTGCGCAGATCGCCCACGATGTTGGCGCCGAGCCGCATGGATCAGCGCCCGCCGAATTTGCGGCTGAGGATGCGCAGGAGCAGGTCGTGCAGGGCGGCATAGCCGAGCGTGCCGGCGAGCCACGCCACCGCGAAAAGCCACCAGCCATCGAGCTCGATGGCATGCGCGATCAGCCAGGCGCCGGTGCCGAGGCTGCCGCCGGCCAGCGCGTGCAGCAGATAGGCGCGGGTCAGCAGCGGCCGGTCGGCAGAAGAGAAGCGCGCCATCGCCCCGAGCGCACCCAGCGCGCCGGCCAGCAGCGCCTCGCCGACAATGCCGCCGATGCGTTCGGGGTCGATCATGGCGGTGCTCCTATCGGCGGCAGAAGACCCGCCAGGCGATGCCGGCAGCGTCGCGCTCGGCGTGGGTGACGGTGAGCAGGTCAGGACCAAGGGCGAAGCTGTCGTCGGCCTCGACGCTGGGCAGCACAGCGATGGCCACCGTCAGGACATCGCTGGCCTGGATCACGCTGGTGCCGAAGGTATCCACGAGCCGATCCGGTGCGCTGCGGACCACGCGGAGCGGGACCGGCGCCCCGGTTCCGCCCACGCGATAGATCGCTTCCGTCCCGATGTTCGGATCCGCGGCCAGCGCGTCCATGGCCGCGGCAAAGGCGCTCATCGCCCGCAGGCCCCGCGGATGCGGGCGCGCAGATCGCCATAATCGTCGATCATGCGCGCCAGCATCGCGCCGGCAGGCAGGGCCGCCAGCTCCTCGGCTGCATGCACCTGCATGGCAGGGGAGTACGGCACCAGCGCGAAGCAGCCCGGCTCAGAACCGCCCGGAGCGCAGGCGCTCAGCAGCGCCATCAGCGCGATACTCGGCAGATGCCGCATCGGCTCTCTCCCTGGCCTCGAGCTTGTCCTGGGCCATCTGGCGCTCGACCGCCGCGCGGCCCTGCCGCCGTCCCATGGCCAGCAGGGCGAGGATTGCCC